CTCGCTTATATTTTTGATTTCATCGAGAGAATGCGGGCCGCTGTTTCCGACTTGGCCGAGCCCCTACCACCAATGAGAACAATCAACCGGGCTTTGGTTGTTAGGATTCTTTCACATGCTGCTGGTATTTGAAGCGTTGGCACTACTTGGCGTCCTTGTCAGCGGTGATTACCTCGACAGTCCAGTTGGTGTCTAGCTTGCCATCCAAGGCGACCTCGCTCTTATCACGTTGTCCGAGCATCTGTTTACCCAACCATATCTGCATGGTTACGTTCCCGTCTTGCGCTGATTTCCATTGGTTACGACGCAAGGATGACTTGCCCTCGCCGCTGTGCTTTTTAAATAGCGCCGCAAAGTTTTCCTCTCCACGCTCATCTAAACGCCTGTTTAGGGTGTCATCTGACATGCCTAATACGCTGCTTATTTCGTCTCTGGTGCACTGAATACGGATCATGCCGATTAGCTGCTCAAACTCTTTGTCTGACATAGGCTTTGTTGGTGCTGGTGCTGTTGGTCCACGCTTACCCATGTTGTATCTCCGCGAATGGGTTTACTAGAATTGACGGTTTACTTCGTGCTTTGTGGTTTCTTGCTTTCATTACTGCGCGTTCGGCTTCGTCTTGTGTTTCGTGGCTGCCGACGTATTCATTTTTCATGTTGCGCCATATGTGTGCTTTCCACTTACCGCTGTGTTTGTGAAATCCTACGCCCTTCATTATGCAGCCTCGCTTATATTTTTGATTTCATCGTATGTTTGGCCTGTTGTTTCCATTGTTGCTTGTTTACCTGTGTATTCTTCCCATCGTTTGATTATCACATCGCAGTACTTGGGGTCCAATTCCATGAGATAAGATTTGCATCCCATTTTTTCTGCCGAAATCATCGTGGTTCCAGTACCCCCGAAAGGTTCAATGATAACGCCTCCATGTGGACAGAAGTTCTTGATGCCTTCGTCCACTAGGGCGATAGGGAAACAAGCCTTGTGTTGTTCGTGGTTAGCACCGATGTTGCTTATCTTCCAAAGGTTCCGCAAGCATTCTGTTCTGTTCTTGTTTATCTTGAACTTTCCAGCGCATAGGACAAAGATGAATTCATAAATTCTAGTTAGGTTATCGCCTTGCAATGAAACAGCCATTGATTTTTCCCAAACGATTGTTTCAACCAATGGGATTGAACGCTTTGCTGCTGCAATAACGTCGATGTATTCGCTTGGGCTGTTCTTGTTGTAGTTGATATTGTAGCAGCACACGAAATCTTGCGAGGCTACTGCCGACAATGCAGAAATTATGTCTGCGTTAAATTGGATATATTCATCACTAGTTCGATCATCTGAATACCCACCAACATACAAGCCTCCGGCACCTGCCTTTGGCGCTTTACTGTGCATCTGCGCTGAAGTCATGGCTGCGTTATAAGGCGGCGATGTAAAACAGAAATCAGCCTTAACCCCATCCATCAACTTCTCAACAGCGTCAATACTCGTGCTATCCCCGCACATAAGCCGGTGGTTGCCGAGCAGCCAAACGTCGCCCTCTACGGTTACTGGCGTTTCAGGTGCTTCGGGTACTGCGTCCTCGTCGGTCAATCCTTCTGTTTCTTCTGCCATGAGGTCCGAGAGTTCGTTTACATCGAAGCCAATTAAATCCAAGTCGAAATCAAGCTCTGATAATTCGCTTAACTCTATCTTGAGCATTTCGGTATCCCACTCTGCGTTCAGAGCGAGTTTGTTATCCGCGATGATGTAGGCTTTCTTCTGTGCGTCCGTCCAGCCTGTGGCGGTTATACAGGGTGCCTCGTCGTATCCCTCGGCCTGTGCTGCTAGAACGCGGCCATGCCCGGCGATGATACCACCATCCTCATCAATGATGATAGGGTTTGTCCACCCCCACTCACGCATTGAAGCGCGGATCTGGTTGACTTGCGTTTCGCTGTGGGTTCGGCTGTTGCGTGCGTATGGCACTAAATCTTTGATCGGCTTGCGCTCAACCGTGTCTGCTGGCCATTGTGGGGATGCCATTACAGCGTCTCCGCTAAGCTGAAGCGAATTATCGGCGTTTGCTCTCTGTCTTCCGATGCGTTGGTTATTTCCCCGAATAGCATTGTCTCGCCTGAGAAGGTTAGGGCCGCGGTCTCGGAACTTGTCAGGTATCCGGGCCATTCGTTATCAACGGCTTCGATTACCCTGCTTATTGCGGGTGTGTCGCCTGGGTACTTCTTCACCTTTATTGTGCAGATCCATCCGTCGATGGTTTCACCGCTTCTATCGAATACGAATGGAAAGCTACCACCCTTGCGAACTGTTGACATTTGGTCAGCCATTTGAACCTCTCCCCCTTGTTGAAGATGAACGCCCTGTTGATGTGCGTGGTCTTGCGCGGCCTGAGCCTGAAGCGCGGTTGACTATGGCACTTGCTGGCGTTGGGGTGACTGTTGCGCTTGCTGCTATCGGTTCAGCAGCGCCGGTTGCGCCCTTGGCACCGCCTTGAACAATCTCAACGACCTTCTTTAGAAAACCGTAATGATACGCATAAAATTCTGTCATGGTGAATCCAATGTTGAAATGGTAGCTGATGGCGATAATAGGCTACCAGTTATTTTCTTGTCAAATACAGGCGTTGTCGTGCCTTTCTTGTTGATACGCAGAGAAAGGCTATCCTCTATGCGATCACCGTCCTGAATATCGTTTATTGTTTCGGTCGAAGCTGTTGGTACGTCTATGGCGATTAGCAGGTCTTGCCACTCTGCCCCGGCTGCGTCGATCGCTTGGATGTTGACTTTCTCGCCGGCCATTTCCGCTGCTGTGAGGGATATTAAAACGGTTACGCTCCCCGTAGGGTCTACCGTGGGGAGGTTTGTTAGGTTTGCGAATGTTGAACCATCTATGGATATTTTGAAGTCTCCCGCCTCTATCGTGGGGTCAGCAATGAAGCTTGACGGGTCCAGCGCATCGGCAAGGGTCACGTAAAATTCATAAGATGCATTAAAAACTGGAACTGCCATGATACGCCCTCTGGTTTCGGGTAGTTTACAGCATTTCCGTTGTTATTGAAAGGTTAGTCACTCATCTTTGTGACACGCTTCACCGCTGGTTCTGGTTTTTCCTTTGGGGTTATGTCTTTCATTGGCCTGCCAGTTAAGGGCCCGCATTTATCCCTTTCAGAAAAAGCCCGCATCTGGGCCTCCATATCGGACTCGTACATTTCCTGCTGATGCCTCCACGAACCGAATGCTTTTCCCATTGGCGCTCCCATCATTCAGCCCTTTCGAGTGTTAGTTGTTCTGTCATTGGTTTATCCTCCGTTTGTTTGGTTGAGGCGCGTTGGATTTATCGGAACCCTCAACCGGAATCGACATCGTTAGATGAATTGCCGCGCCTCATCTATGCCTACCGTGTTTCAGATAGGCATACAAAAGGGCGTTTAAGCCTCATCCATTTCTCATGATAACCTCCTGTGTTGTCTTTTCCGTAGGGAGGGTTGCCCCTCATATCTATGCATACCAGAACGCCCGAAAGCCGTAAACGCGCGAATTGTCACACCCCCCTCAGTATCTCAACCTTCCTCCGCGCAATCGCTTGTTGTTCTTCTACCGTGTAAACCACGCTCATTGCCCGGCCTTGCTCTAGGTAGCCTTCAAGTTCCGCTGTGGTTGTTATGGTGGGTAGGGCTTCGAGGGGTCTCATATCAATTCCCCCTGTGTTGGAATAAGCTGGTTGAAATACCCCATAAGCGCCGACAGGTGGCCCATCTTCTTGAGTTCCGCCGCCTTGTATCTGGTTACAGCGTACATGGCTGATGTGTGGTCCGCAAACCCTGCTTCTCGGGCAATTTCAGGGTAGGACATTCCAGCATCCCGCATTAGAACACAGGCATAACCGCGACAGTCGCAAGAGGCTTGGGAACGGACGTGACTGGCTGGCCATGTTGTTATCCCGTAGCGGGTCATGGAGATTTCTTTAGCGTTCATTGCATCACCATTTCTTCATCGCCATTTTCCATAGCAAAAGATGACAAACTAGATACTAATTCTAAGTCTGAAATGTCTAGCGACCTTGATACGTGCAATAATAAGCCACAAGCGGCCATGTACGCTTCTTCTGGTTCCTCGCAAGAATCTACAATAATATTTGCCACTTTATGCACTAATGTGTTTATTTCTTCATCGGTCATTCTCTTTCCTCCGGTTTATCTGTGAATTTACGAACCTTAACATCACCGCTAAAGTTCACCTCATCCATTATCGCTTGGCGTTGTTCCGCTGTGGCTTGGATGCGTTCGGGTTCTGGTTTAACGTACTTGGGCATAGAAGCCGCAACACGCTGCCGGTTCACCACGATGATAGCTTTGATCTGCCCCTCGTGCGCTGCCTTGCGGTTTTTCGTGTCGTTCACGTATTCGGTTATTGCCGCGTCAATTTCATCAAGCGAGTAGTTCAGCAAAGCCGCAGTCCAGTCAGCGCGTAGAAGCGTTCGCACCTCATCGCTGATCTGGTCCCAACCAAAGCGGTCATACTTCCGAGAGATAATCTCAAGTCGAAGACCCACCTTGGAGGCGTGCGATTGCAATTCTTGAGGCGTCATCCAGTTCGTGGACAAGTTTAAGGGTTGCTTGTTCGCTTCTGCTATTTCCGTTGCCATTGTATTGGCCTCCTTTTGGTTGTTCTATTTCATCTTCCCAGCATTGCTGATTAAGCCAAGGCTCTGGGCCTTTGCCCCTTCCGTCCAAGACTTGGGCATCACCTGAATATCTAATCGCCCCGTTAACCATAGTTTGCTCAGAAATTCCTGCATTCATTTGGCGCGTGTAAACTCTCAACGCCTCTTTCTTGCCTTTCTTAGCCCCGCCCCTATGTGGATACTGATTCCAGAAATCCTCAAATGCTACAGGAGTAACTTTAGTTACTCTCTTAACCGTTGTTATGGGTATGGGTTTGGGTTGCTGCGGAGCCGTTGGTAACGGTGGGTCAACAGCCGTTGAACTAGTATCTAACGATTTCAACGCTCTAGCCTTTGCAGATGCTTCGCCAGCAATGCGCTTTTGTTCGCGCTGTTTTGAAACGAAAGCGCGTTGACTCGTTAGCTTTTTCTGCGTCCACCCCTCATCTGACAACCGCCAGAACGACATAATCGTGGGCTTCATCTTGTTCCATTTGCCCTTTGTCACGCCAACCATAAGGGCCAGCCGCGCGTCATTATCGGGCAGTGCGCATGCTTCTGTGCGCCAAGCGAACATCAGAAGCCGGAGGTAAACCCCGTGTTCCTCATTCGTCAAATGCGCTGTATCAGCTATGTAGGCATCTGTGAAAAGTGGTAATGCTGGAAATTCAGCCATTAAGTTTGCCCTTTGTTTGGGCAGATAACTTGCAACACATTCCAAGGCGTGTTATCAAGTACCTGCATTTGATCGTGCCTCTGTTATACGGCTCCAACCGTTTTTAAGCAAGCCTCGGATTTATCTCCGGGGTTTGTTTCATTGTAGGGGTTAGTCAGTGAAGGTCCTCGATTGCTGCGTTCAAGCTATCTATCATTTGTCCGCGTAATTGATTTTTCCACATAGCCCGGTAAGAAGCCTTTTCCTTAGCCACGCTTACCGCTGGTTTTATCGTTTGGTTTTCGTCGCAAGCATTCCTAAGATGAATCCACATAGCATCACAAGCCTCTCCGTGTATTTCGTTCGCCCGTTCTGGGTTGGTTTTCCACATAGGGGATTCTTCCGCAGCAAAACACGCTTTGGCGAGACTTATGGTTATGTCCATCATCATTCTCCTGTCTGTGTGTTCATGTTGTGGTGGCTTTGAGGGTTTCGGGTTCAATAACTATATCGCCCCTCTTGACCTTGCCGTTCATTTCATCAGCAATGCCCTGCGCTTGTGACTTGTCGTAATATTTAGACTCACCGCCGCCTTTACCTGCAAGAGTAGGTCCATACGCACCGCCGATACCAACAACCCAATACTCGCGCCCATTCGGCCATTCACGCCTACGGGTTGTCCATTTCTTGCTAGGCTTTCCCATGTTACGGCCCCTTCTTTTCTTCTGCCTTAATGGCTGCGCTTTCCCTATCACCGGCAGAGATATGTTTAGCGTCGAAATAGTCGGCCAATATTCCATAAAATTCGCGCACTGTCGAATACCAAAAAATCCTCATGACCGGGTTTCTCCTTTTGGAAGGGCCTTGTGCAGAATATAATTCAAAGCGGAATTGTTTATAGCCTCCATGCGCTCTGTGTCGCGATGTTCTGACAAACCTGATATATGCACCAAAACCGCCTCCAATTCAGCTATGCGCTTATCTGATGCAACCAAGGCGTCAGCAGCTTCCCGCATAACCCCCAATACACCGCCCATTTGACGGTGACCATCTGGGCCACGATCCGCATTATCAAGGCCGCTACGCAGCTGCATAACTAAGAGCGTCTCCGGCGCACCTTCTACTTCATCAGTCATGGGGGTGAGCATATCCTTGCCGCCCTTTGTCCAATCGGTTAATCCTGAAATCTGATCGGGGCTGAATTTGGGTTCATCAGTCATGCTATTCTCCTTCGGGGAAATTCATCCATTTGATAGGGCGCAGAATCCAAATACTGTCGCCCTCTTCGTACATCCAACGGTTATCTCCTTCATGCCATTTCATCGCGCCCACATGAAATACAGCACCCTTGGGGAAGTATCCGATCACAACGTCACCGTGAATTGGATTAGCTGTATCCATAGGCTTCCACTGCATACGCTTTAGGGCGTCGGCTGCTTCCAAACATGTGCGTTCAGCGTCAAACATGCCAAGAAGTACGGTCTTGAGTGTAGGACTTCCCTCCGCCTTGCGCAGTCGTTTGCTTAAATCAGTCATTCACCTTCTCCTATTCCATAAATCGTTTTAACTAATCTCGCCCACGATGGGGACTTCCACCACGCGCATATTCTCAAGAAGCGGTTTGATTCCCACGACAACCTTACCGCCTACTACTGGCGCGGCCTTTGAAATCGTGATAGTCCACTCGCTATCATCAACACCGATCGCGTCAACAATCCCATCGATTCCGCTTTTGAAACTCGATAGCATGTTGTCCAGATCCCGCCGCCGCTTATCCGGGGGGTGGAACGTGATAATCGCGTGAACCTTCCCCTGCATCTTCTTGGCCCCCTGGATACGGCATTCTGTGGCGCATTCGTGCCGGTACGCCTTCCTTATGGGGGATGACTTGGCCCAATGGCCCCGAGCGTTAGGGGATAGCCTTGGGCTTGGGTAGGGTATTTCGAATGTTACCGTCATTCTCCGGCCCCCTGCGGTTTGGCTTTAGGTTTAATTCCAGCACGAGCCGCCGTGCGCATAAAAATGTCTCTTGGAATAACGGCGTAGATTTTTCCACGGTGAACAAGTTTTCTGCTCGTGACTATCATTGTAGCGAACCGTACCACATGGTTAAAGTACATGCGTTCGGACACAATGACCCCGATACAAAACCCTATTAGGCCTCCAATAATGTATTCCATTACTTCCCCTCCGTTGGGTTGTCGTTGATATACTGGCGAATCCGTTCAGCCGTTTTAAACGTGGGCGTAGACTTGCCAGACTTCCACAGCTTCCACGTTCTACCGCTAAGATTCGCAGCCCTTTTCAGGACCGTGTTCGGCAATACATTGAACGCCGTAGCGTATTCTTCGATTTCATTTATGAGTTTTTCCATGCGCTATAGATATATGTGCGATTAATTAATGTAAAGGGTTATTTTACCTTTTAGGTGTTGACAAGGGTTTTCTTACCCCCTACATTGAGGGTAACGAAACGCACAAGGGAGAAACAAAATGACCACGATTTACAGAACATATTCACCAGAAGGTGACATCGACCACGCAACGCCGAGTCTGCGCGATGAGTGGATCACGGATAATGATGAGGGCGTATTTCGTACCGCTATGCTTGAATACGCTGGCGACATCGTTTGGAGCGACAATGAAACCCTAGCAACTGGCAAACTCGAATGGGCAACCGACGACACCAAAGCCACGGCGACAATGCTTATGGCCGTATGGTGTGGTGATGAGACCATGCTAGACATCAACCCGCATGAGTTGGTCTACAGCCACTTCAACGTGGATCAAATGCGTGCGGAGTGTCGGGAAGAACTTGGCGAATATTTTGACCGCCCAAGCTGTGGGGGTGTGTGATGCCTTTTGGACAATACAACGGACCCGATAAGGGCGACAAAGGATTGAAGCATGGAAGTTGCAATCGGTCTACATGTCAGGACTCACCAGCACTGTGGTACAATCACGGCTCATATGCATGGTATTGTGAGGGGTGCCGTAACACCATCCAATTCGACTCATTTAACTTGAGAAATTGGCACGCTAATCATCAGCCAGAATGCGGACACCCACAGTTTGAAACATCGGAAATGATTAAAGAACGGGAGGGCGACAAATGACCTACCACCAGAAAGCCGCCATAATTCGCGAGGAGTTCTCAGGGCTTCTTGCCGTTGCAACGATTATCATATGCCTATTTGGAGTGTGGTCATGAAACACGCATTCGAAGCCTACAACCTAAAGCGGGAACGCGAACGCATTCTCACCGAGATAAAGCGGTCAGCCAGAAACCTCCTGTATTTCGCAGCCATTTCAATCACAGCGTTGGTTGTCATCTTCGCCATCACTTAACGAGATACCGAGCCGCGCGGTTGTTTCGCGGTCCTCCCTGAACTACCCCGGCGCTTCGGCGTTGGGGGCTTTTTCCAAAGGACAGAACATGCCCAAACCACAGAACAGAACAACGCTAACCGTAGCGCACATGACGATTGAAACGATTGTATGCCCACGCGGTGGAACGACTTACGCGCTATTTGCCGGGGATATGACTCGCAAACCAAGGGCTCTATTCACAGGCCATGTTGAAAAGGGCATGGCTGCGGAATTGTTGGAACTGTCCGCGCACATTCGGAAGTTGGAGGGAGAATTAAAATGAGCAACCCAGAATTACAGCGCGAACTGTTGCAGACGCACCGAGATAATCGGAACGCAGCCAAAGCAGCAGCCGACGCAGCCGAGAAAGACGATTGCAAATGCGATTACAATTTCCACAACGGCAGGTTCACAGCGTTTAACGACTGCATCCGTGAACTTGAAGCAACTATGAAGGAGTCCGAATGATGGATTGGGATAAGACGTCAAAAGAACTTGGGAAAAAGTTAAACCCCGCGAATGTTCAACCGCCAGCACAAGGCAAGTATGGCGACTACCTTTTCGCTTGGCACGTAATCAACGAGGCAAACCGCATCTTCGGATATAACGGATGGTCATACACGATTGATCTAAACATGGTCAGCCAAGACAAGAACCAAAAAGGCAACCACGTTATCGGGTACACTTGCGTTTGTTCGCTATCCGTTGACGGTGTTACGCGCCAAGATGTTGGGTTTGGATCTGGTATCGCAAGGGATTTGGGCGATGCACACGAAGGCGCGACCAAGGAAGCCGCCACAGACGCGCTCAAGCGTGCGCTGAGGACGTTTGGCAACCAATTCGGTCTAGCCCTCTACGACAAGACGCAACAGAACGTAGGCGTTGATATTGATGACAGCGAGTTTGAAGATGCCGTGAAGGAAATCGAAGCGATTAAAAGCATGGATGAACTTCAAAGCCATTGGAAAATGCTGAACAGCGGTTTCTACGCTATTGCTTCGCATGAAGATGTTATCAAAGCGAAAGAGGCTAAGAAGGCCGAACTATCCGCGCCTAAAGACGGCAACGGCAACCCTGACGTAATCCCTCACTAGGAGAATGAACATGAAACGCACCCTATACATCGACATTGAAACCATCCCCGGCCCCGAAAGCGGCAAGGATTCCGTAAAGGTAAAAGTTCCGGCCAACTACAAAGATGAGGCCAAGATTTTCGCATTCATTGAGGCTGGCAGGGAAGAAGCCTACCGCAAGCAATCGTTTGATGGTGGGTATGGGCAGGTTTGCGCGTTCTCGTTTGTGGTGGATGATGGCGGGGTTGATGGAATGTGGATGTCAACAAGGAGCAGCGAATTCGGAATGTTAACCGAGGCATTCAGCGCTATTGATATTGAACTCGACGGGCACAACAACCCCTACGTCTGCGGTCACTTTGTATCAGGCTTTGATCTACGGTTCCTAATGCGCCGCTGTGTGGTGTTAGGCGTTAAGATGCCCCATTGGTTACAAACAACCGTAAACGCCGCTGCGTGGTCCGATAACCTGCGTGACACGATGCAATTGTGGTGTGGCAACCGCGACATGATCAAACTTGACGAACTCTGCACCATTCTAGGCATAGAAGGGAAAGACGGGTTTGACGGTTCAATGGTTTACGATGCTTGGCTTGCTGGCGAACATGAGAAGATTGGCGAATACTGCAACAGCGATGTTGAAAAGGTTCGTAAGATTAACCGTAAGTTCTTGGACGCTGGTCTTTAGGATGCCCACCAAAATCATAAGACAACCGGAACACGTTGACGCGCTGGCGGAACTCCTAAAGGGGCGCAAGCTACCCCTGACGGTCTCGTGGTCGCAAGGTGCACCGCGATCGGGGGCGCAAAACCGTCTAGCGCAGCAATGGTTCACAGATATTGCGCGGCAACTCGGAGATCAAACGCACGAAGACGTTCGCGCCGAATGCAAGCTGGTGTTTGGCATTCCGATACTTAGAGCCGAAAACGACGCAATCCGCGCAACATATGACAAGTCGATCAGGCATTTGCCATACGAGGAAAAGCTAGAACTTATCAAGGTGCTTGATATTCCTGTAACGCGGTTAATGACTGTAAAGCAAATGACGCAATTTATGGAAGCAATTCAACAGAACTACAACAAGCAGGGCGTTATTTTAACGGACCCTGAAAAGCTGAAATATGAACAGGAGTTTGAATAGTGAAGTATCGCAAAAAACCAATTGTTATCGAGGCGGTCCAGTACACTAGGCTGAACATTGATGAGGTCGCTGAATTCGTAGGCTTTGACCACCTTCGAATTGGTTCTGTTGGACCGAACGGCACAGAGTTACACATCCTAACTCTGGAAGACGGACACAAGTGTGAAGTCAAGCACATTGCCACTCCGGGGGATTGGATAATCAAGGGCATTAGTGGGGAGTTCTACCCGTGCAAGCCCGACATTTTCGAGAAAACGTATGAGGAGTTTGAATAATGACCGAATATACAAAAGGACCGTGGGAGGCGAATAACTACGACGAATGCGGTGGGTATGACTGTATGACCGGAGGCATAGCAATTCGCGACACGTCAAGTAATAGAACAATAGCCAGATTGGACGCTGGTGATTTTGGCGCAGAGCACTTTGAACATAAGCCGGAGGTTGTCGAATCGGTTGTTTCCGCTGCCCACCTAATAGCCGCCGCCCCTGATATGTACGAGGCTTTGAAGGAACATGCGGTTACGCGTGATAGCTTTTATGACGAGACACGTTCGGACAAACTTATTGACGCAGCAATCGCCAAAGCGGAGGGCAAATCATGAGACCCTTCACCCGCCAAGAGGCAACCGAGTTTATCGAAAGCTTCAACATCCACCCTTCTGAATGCAAGGACACCGGCACCGCGTTTGAGTTTGCCGACATCCACGTAACCCGCGATGGCTTCGAGAACGAGCTTCAATGCTTCGCGCTTGAGAACGACATACCGCTGGATTTCAACGGGTTTACATACCGCACTGAGGAACTTGATGATGCACCAATTGAAGTGTTGGTTGTTGATATCCCGTACCAGGGGGCCGCGTAATGACCACGGATACAAACGGATACACCATTGCACCCAACGGCATGAACGGGCGAGAGCAATACAAGGTAACCTCCCCGGATGGGATGTTTACCCAAGATTACCTCGCTTACGACGTGGCTTGTGCGGCTGCGGATCGTCACTTCAGAATATCCAACATAACAATTACCGATCGGTCTTGCATGTCTTGCAGTCGGACGTTTCAATCAACAGGCATAGGCAATCGTCTGTGCGTTAAATGTAGCACTAAAACATGGGGGATGATGTGATATGACACACGACGATATTGAGGCTGCGTTGAACGCGGTGTTTCTTAAATTAACAGGAGATTTGCAATGAATAGTCTATCATGGTTTTTATATTTCGCGGACGCAGCCCCTAACCTTGCGCAAACTATATCGGGAATATGTATTGGCGCAGTTGTGCTGATGGCAATTGCATTTATATTTTTGCCGATCATATCGGACTTTGGGGAGAAAGAGGTCAAGATTCCGTTTAAAACGGTTTTAATAACCGCCACAGTAGGGTTGGTGTTGGCGTCGTTAATTCCTAAAGAAAAAACATTCTACTTAATCGCAGGTAGTGAGGCTGGCGAATACGTTGTGACATCCCCTGAAGGTCAGGAGATTATCAACGACATCAAGGCAATCATTAAATCACAGATAGAGGAATTGAAGTAATGGCTGGATCAGTTAACAAAGTAACCATCCTCGGAAATTTGGGTGCAGACCCTGAAATCCGCACGTTTGGCAATGGCGGCAAGGTTGCAAACCTACGCATCGCCACAAGTGAACGGTGGCGCGATAAGGGATCGGGGGAGCAAAAGGAAAAGACGGAATGGCACACAGTCGCTATTTTCTCCGAAGGTTTGGTTCGCGTTGTTGAGCAATACCTCAAGAAAGGTTCCACGATTTATATCGAGGGCAAACTTCAAACCCGCAAGTGGCAAGACCAAAGCGGCAATGACCGATACAGCACAGAGGTCGTTTTGCAGGGATTCGACAGTAAACTTGTAATGCTCGACGGTAAGCCAAGCGGCAACTCTGGTGGAGGCAACTCTGGCGGTCAGTCCGGTGGGTATGCCGAGGATGGCGGCTCTATGGCAACTGGGCGTTCAATTAGTGCGGGCGATCTAGACGATGAAATTCCATTTTAAGTCATGGAAGTAATGCTTGATATGTATAGGGATATGCTTAGAATGGTCGGCGAGGCAGCTTCATACGCTCCTCGCCAGACAACCCGCGATGTTTTTGGAAGAACTATCTCGCAGGATGTGACCACAAAATACGAAGACGTGATCACAAAGTCAATATCGAAAGTTCCTCCCCCGGTTCCGTTGCGTTCCCGTATCAAAACGCGCCCAAGTGAGTTGGCTCCTCCTATGGAAATAAAAGGGCAATCCTATTCCGCAGCTGTGGAGTCGAGCAATCCTCGGAAGGTGAAAGCAAACTGGATAGGGTCTAAGTTGATTGACCTCGATACGAACTTATCCGGTGTGATGCGCCTAGAAAAGCATTGGCAGGGTTTCATGGAAACATGGAGCGGCTTCGGCCAAAGGATACCGAGTACTGGTCCATCTGGATTGCCATAGTCAGGCACTGTGTATCTCCACAGCAGGAAAGGAGAGAAGGTATGTTTAATTAACGAAAGGAAAAGATTATGGCCGAAGTAAAGATAAAATTAAAACCGTGGATGACTCCAAATCACGCCATACTTGAGGGGTACGAAAAGTCCGTTCCTCTACGAGAATTGGATGACGATGCTTTTCACGCGCTGATAGTCGAATGGCTTTCCTCCGTATACGACAAAGCGGGGCAGAGAAAGAATTACCGGTTCGAATGACCCCCCACTAATCAATATAACATGGAACAATGAGGAGATAGAACGATGGCGAGAACCAACAAAGCCAAGCGCATTTCACAGGAAAAGATGCAAGCAGAATGCGACGAATGGAACGCAGCGCATCCGGTCGGAACGGAAATATTGCTGGATAAGGATTTTGTTGACGATCCTTTCCTAACAAAAACGCGCAGCACAGCGCAAATTCTATCTGGTCATAATGAATTGATTGCGGAATACAATAGATAAGAATTAAACCATAAGGAAGCAATGAAATGACATATGAAGACGCAAAAACATGCATTCACGTAAGATCAGCCATGTTCAGAAGTTCAAAGCCGGACTCCAAATTTTGGAAGAACTCATCTGCATTTGCAGATATAGATAGCGTTACTAGCGATGAGGACAAAGCCGCCACCGATTGGCGGGAACACGACCCGCGCGAGAGTTCTTACGAGGCTATGGCGTAATGTACGTTATCCACTTAGACGTCACAGATACGCAGGTTGCAGTATTCCCCACGTTCGAGGAATACAACGACTATTACAAAGAAATGGGGGCCGACCCTGTTGGTAGAGCAACAAACGCGCTGGCTTCTGTGCATCAAAATACCGAGGGTGTGCCTTATTTCTCAATGGTAATTCCAGAAGGAACGAGCGCGGGAACGATTGCCCACGAATCTTTGCACATTGTGGATTTTCTATGTGATGAATTAGGCATTCCAATAACCATAGAGAACACCGAAATACGCGGGTACATGATTGGGTATATTGTTAACTGCATTACTTCGGGGAAATAGCCTGCGACAATTCGCGCAGTTGCCGGGGGAGTGATAGCGATTATGTTAATGGAAAGGAGATTGATATGAAACAACGCACCATATTAAACCGCTGTCGTATCTCTGGCAAGGAAGCCGAGCGCAACGCAATAGCAGAGGCCATTGATAAGCGGCAACGTAAGCATAAGCGCGTTACCGTTCTGCAAGCAGAGTTGCAGGTGGTTGTGAATGATATTTTGAGAATGGAGATGGGAAGATGACTGAGCCAAGCTGCAAAACTTGTGTATTCAGGTCTGGAGGCGGAATCTTCGAGATAGATGTAGGTGTCTTCCGTAAGCGCAAGAGATTGCAACATTTCAAAGGCACGTGCAGATTACACGCACCCGTCGTCATGTCCCTAAGCACAAAAAGCAAAGCAATGACGTTCACCGAATGGCCAGAGGTGCACATGTACGACTGGTGCGGCGACTACGAACTGGCAAAGGAGAACTCCAATGACTGAACACACGCAAGAGCCTTGGGGCTACATACGGACCGTAAAAAAACGCCATGTGCTGGTCAGTGATTCTGGACATGTTGCAGATTTCGATAACCCCGCGGACGCACATCGCGCCTACGCCTGTGTAAACGCGCTCGAAGGTATAGACGATCCGGCTGCGTTTATGCGGGAAATCAGAATGTGGCGAGAACTGAAACGGGGCGACCACCAACACACCGCTATCCATAATACAGAGCGCGTGATTTTCGACCACCTGAAAGGCGGTACAGCATGATTGATCTATTCTGGTTACTATTTGAAATTTGGTGGAAGGGCGGCATTGTCATGTTCGTCGGGCAGGGGCTTTACATGGGCATTAGCGGTGCGGATGGAGAGTTCGGGCGAATTATGTTGAACGCGTTTTTGTGGCCAATCGTGGTGCCTTGGGAATTAGGCTGTATGCTTTGGAGGAGAATGTTATGAGTGAATTGAAACCATGCCCGTTTTGTGGTGGAGAGGCGATTTTAGACGAAACTAAGGCATTCAGCCCAATGTATACCATAGTAGTAAAGCACACGAAGAACTGCTTTCTACGTCATATGATTGCCACACAACAATACACGTTCAAAGAAAGCGCTGCAACAGCATGGAACACCCGCACACCCTTTGACGGGGATACAACAGGCGGTCAGGCCATAATCAAGGGATTGCGCGAGGCTATTGACCACGCGAAAGGTGCGAAACCCTTTGACGGGGATACCCTGCAAGACGTGGGTAAGCCTGAGACGGAAGAAGCTGACCCCGTTCGTTCGCTGCGTTTCTTAGTTGACGAGTTGAGGCATGAACTAGCCACGGCCCGTAACGAGGCGTTAGAGGAGTTCATAATTTGGTTGGACGAAGAAAGTCAAATAAATGTGGAGGACATTCCCCCAAGACTTAGAAGCGACCACTTGAAACGTATGCTCAAAGCCGACACGCAAGAGGGGGATGGGTGATGCCGATAGGTCGCGTCGAACTCATACGGGAACTAAAGGCTGGTAAGGCTGTTTGTGTAAATTACAACATATACGATGGCTCGGTTGCTGGGTACTTTCTGGAACGAAAGCCAGATCAACCCGACGTAGACGGGCGAACAATTGCGGGCCTATTCAAAGCTGGTAAGATTAAGCAAACGGGGGATTTTATCGAATGGGTCGAACCCACCCCCACACAGGAGGAATGAACTATGGATAAAGAAGATATGATTTCAGTAGAAACACTTCACGAGATTCTTTTGTGCGACCCTGTAAGCGGAAATCTAACTTGGAAGACTCGCAGACCTGAAATGTTTTATGGTAAACATAAGGAAGGAAGCTGTAAGGCTTGGAACGCTCGTTATGCTGGTCATCCCGCCCTCGCCTATGTTTCTAAGGGGTATAAAACAGGCCCGATATTTAACATTCAATTCCGCGCCTCTCGCGTAGTGTTCGCTATGACCACAGGACACTGGCCCAAAGACCAAGTGGACCATGAAGACCACGATAAACTGAATAATGCGCCTGACAACCTTCGTGACACCGACCAGTTCGGGAACATGAAGAACGGCCCCATGATGAAGAACAATAAAAGTGGCCACGTGGGTGTGAGTTGGTACAAGGCCACAAACAGATGGAGGGCGGCGATAATGATTAAAGGCAAGCAAATCACCCTTGGGTACTACAAGGATATTAACGACGCGGTTGCCGCGCGTGAAAAGTCTAGTATCGAAGCTGGATACCATGAAAATCACGGCAGTTAGGCGTAGAAAACGTATTATGATAAATTAGAATTGGAGAAAATCATGTGGTTTCGTAAAACCAACAATCTGCAAGACCATACTAAATTGGCGGGTGATGCGCGTTCGGTTCTGTATCGAGAGGCTGGTTACGCCTCAAAAAGAGCCGATGGGCTATCGAAGCGTCGTAAATCTAAAGCCGTGAATTTCCTGATTGACAGAGGGTTTCTAACAATGGGGTTCAATACCTACATGACGACAACCGCTGGCGAAACAATGGCAGAGAACTTGCTGTTTAACCACTAACCCCACCCCACGAAAGGAATAGACCATGACCAAACCCGAACACCTTGAAGCAATAGCGCAATCCCTCGGCAAAGACCTGACCGCGTGGGCCGATAAGGTTCGGGGGTGGTTCAAGTGGTAGATTTCTTCTTCGCGCTGGTACTTGTGGCAGCCCCACAGTTCCCGGACTGGCCGTATCAGTTCGCACGCGTTCACTATGAAACCCTTGCGGAATGTGAAGCCGTGAATGAGCGTTGTTTTTAGGGGTGGGTTCAGATGCCAGTTAGACGGGCTGTTGTTGATTCCCCGCGTAAGATGTAATATAAAAGGCGAAAGCCGCAGATGTTTTGAGCATCAAGCGGCCTCCTTACATCAACCGGAATTGGACTCCGATATGACTGCTAAACCATTACCAACAATTGAAATGCTGCACAAGTTATTCGTATGCGACACCGAGGCAGGAACTATTTTGTGGCGTGAAAGAACTCCTGATATGTTTACCAAAGGTAAGAACACCACAGAGCACACTTGCAACAAATGGAACAGCCAGCACGCGGGTAAAGATGCGCTAATTACCGTCGGGAAAGATGGCTATAAGCGCGGCGGAATACTTGGAAAGAATTACTACGCACACCGCGTAATCTATAAAATTCATCATGGTGTAGAACCTATTGAGATTGACCACACAAACGGAAAACGCGACGACAACAGAATAATAAATTTGAGCAGCGGAACCCACCAAGACAACTGCCGAAATATGTCCATATCAAGAATAAACAAAAGCGGTGTTGTCGGTGTCAGTTGGATCAAAAAGAAAAATGTATGGTCTGCGAGTATCGGAGTCGATGGCAAGACTGTTCATATAGGGTACTTTGACGATAAAGACTCGGCACAGTCGGCACGTAAATTCGCCGAACAGAATTATGGATTTAAAAAAACCCACGGCAAACATATCGAACTTTATTAGGCCCTATAGACGGCAGCCCGCGTCAAACTTAACCACAAGACGTTCAGTGGACAGCACAACGGCATCACTGCCTTCCAGCACCACAATATCCACAAGATCGCTTACAGGCTGTTGTAGGCCCGTGCAGAGGGCGCTATGACTTGTTCCTGTCGCGCAAGCGCCCACGAGCGTTGCCAGCATCATTATCAATAGGTTTCGCATCTGAAATCCTTTCTGTAGTCTTACGGTATTCCTTGGCGTCCTTACGGGCTTCCTTGGCCTTTTGCATAGACTGCCCTTTTAGAACAGCCATACCTAGAACAGCCATGAACCCAAGCGCAGCAACCGCGTACAGCTTCAGCTTTGCGGGAACGCCTAGAAAGAAGCCAATGAACTTCATTACTTATCACCCGTGAAGAATGACCGGAAAACGATAATCGCAGGGCCAGTTATAATCATGGCGATTTCAACCAGGTGTTCTTCCACCTTGGCCGGGAAAAGATCGAGACCCGCTAGAAGTCCTATGATGGATATGACCAAAGCGGTGGCGTTGATCTTTGATTTTACTGGTGAGTTCATTTCTTGCCTCCAAATAGTTTTGCTAGAATTGATAGTATTGCAGACAGCAACGAAACGCGCGGTGCGATCGCTACCTTCTTCTGTTCAATAGGTGTGCGTTCCAAAAATGCCTTAAGGTCAAACGCAGGGCATTCCTTGTTCGCGTATTTGTTATGCGGGGAAATCATCAGAGATCCGAACTCTTTCTCAAGACGCTCAATCAAATTCAACAACGCCGTACCTTGCTTAACCGTGTAAACATCAAGGAAATCATCTTGCCGAGAATGGCCGTAACCACCCTCTAGGGATATTCCAATGGAGTTCTTGTTGTGGCCTTTGACGTGCGCCCCGGCAACGGCCAGCTTACGCCCCTCTATGCACTCACCATCGCGGCTAATCATAAAGTGGTACCCAATGTCGTTGAAGCTACGCGCAAGGTGCCACTTCTTAACCTCAGCCACCTTATCGGCAAACGGCTTCCCACGCATCCAACCTTCTTTGGTCGCGAATGTGTGAACAATTATTTCGTTAATCTCTCTCATCATTCCGCCTCCACGGTTAATTCTACATTTCGTAACTCAGGAGCATCATCTTGTCCGAATGGGCTTCTAGGCATTAGATCCCCCCATCATCCTTGAATGCGGGCTTAGAAGTGACTGTGAACGCCGCACCGAGTATATCAGCCGCCGTGGTTGCTTTAGTAATACCGAACCGTTCGCGCTTCGCTTTGGGGATGGTCCTCATCTTGGCTGTTGTTATGTCGGGGGCTCCGACTGCCCACGTACCGTCTTCCAATTCGCGTGGGGTATCCCAACGGGTAGTGACCGCAGCCACCTTGCGCCCGCCTCTGAAACCTGTGTTAACCACATCATCTGAACCTACATCATATCCTTTTTCTTGCTTTAGAAAGTATGACCAGATTTTAAGAACGCGCCGCTGTGCTTTTTCGGCCTGTGCTTCGGTGGTAAATATTAAATGTCTCATGGTGTAATTCCCCATTTAGTGTAGAGGTAAGATTTCAACGACGTTATCTCTGCACCCGATGGGTCTGCGCTGTAGAATATGGCTTCACAAATTGGCCCATCCCATCCACGTCCAGACCCGCCATCATTATACCCAAAGGCGTTAACTATGAAGGGATTAACTATGTGTGCCGTATCCACACTCAAGACGGTTAGTGGTAGGGGGAGTACAATAGAAGAAAACGCTGCGTCATTTTTGCTGGACTCTAAGACCTGCGTTGAAGTCTGGAACCACCAGTCATTTCTAGCTGCAAACCCCAATAAACCCCCATGAATCCCCGAAGCGGTGTTTTCCCATAGCCCTTGGAAATTGTCGAAATCGGAATCTAGCCCGTCCTTATAGGCAGTCACGATGACACAATATCCCGGAGTCATAATGGATGTCATATCGAAATGTTGAGTCCCGCCCGTCCACACAACTGCGGGCTTATTGTTTGCTACGGCAAAGCTCGAATCGTAAGCGGGCCGCTCGCCTGCGGAGGTTTGAACCATGTGGTTTTCTTCTGTGGACTTATCGTCCCAACCACTAACCTTACTATCTATTTCGGTGATAGTTCCAGCATCGGCTGCGTCATACCAACCCACACACCCCGATATATCTAGGGGAGAGAAACCGCCGCCGCCACCACCACTTTCGGCCCCAAAGGGGCTAAGAACATCAAAGGGACTATCTAAAGGCATAAGCTTCTCCTATGACGAAGCGTGGGAAATAAACACCTTAGTGCTGCCGCCGAGTGATAGAGCGTACAGGCGCACACCGACCACGCCGGGGAATAGTTCCGCAAGAGTTCGTGACGATACTTCGCCTTGCTTGGTTTGCTTGACCCCGTAAATAAGCCCGTCTTCTAAGGACGTGGGCGCAACCTGAGATGCCGTTGCTTGTATCCGCACATCATAAGCACCCTGCACTTGCCACGTCGCCGCTGTGATGTCGTTGTCCGTCAATTCGGTCCATGTATACGGGTTTACTTCTTCGGGTCCATTCTTCGCCGCCATGATAATTCTCCTATTCGCTGGCTTCTACTGTTTGTTGAACTTTAGCATACACGATTTCGCCCGCGTCTTTCCACCCGCTACCAAGAAAGTAACCGAATACAAGCATACCGCTAACTATTACAACCTTGGTCATGGGCCTACTCCCGCAGTTTTCGCGATGAAGTCTACCACAGATCCGACAGAACCACTAACACCGAAAATAATACTCGCAACAATGAGCCACCTCGACCTGTAAACTAGAACCATGCTACGTACCATAGATTCCCTCTCATTGCTAAGATACATGTGATAACGCATCTTTTGCATATCCTCAGGGGATGGGCCGTCGTCCTTGTATTCATCCCAAGGATTGCTCATTCAAGGCCTCGAATCTTTGTCCAAAGCCACTGGAGTATCGCCCTTGGCGTCCAGCCTCTTTTGAAGAGAAACAGAAGGAGAAGAAAGGCGACGGTATCTATCGCGAATAGCGCGAATGCCGTTCCCAAATCCGGTTGAGCCCATTGCAAAAATTTGTACATAAGCTAAAATATCCACTATAGTATAAGTTGCGGTAACCCCTATGATTTCTGCCAACTGGTAAATTGGGGCCATTACACAAAATATAGCGACGATGGTCATCGCGGGTTTATTTTTGTTGTTAACGACCATTAATATGGCATACGCACAAGACAAATCAACGAAAGCCACCGCAAGTGGGCCGCCGCTTAGTTCCATTGTTGCTATGAAGTTCGCCCACATGACCAATATAATAAACCGACTGTCATGCGCGTAAGCTACCCCTGAACCAATCAGGAGTAGTATTAGATATATGTATTGCGACCAGTCCACTAGCGACCGCCACCCCCACCTTTGATAACAATTTCATCAAAGAACTCAGGAAAATGCTCAAGGCCAAGATCGGTTACCTCGGCATGAAGGGTAGTCACCTTCGCTAGAACGTGGGTCCAGGCGTTAGTATGCGCCGCATTACCGGCTTCTTTGTTGCCCGCAATTTCTTCCTTGGCGGCTTTTTTCATCTTGCCAAGTGATTTCTGGATGATATCCATGTTGGCGCGTTCGGTTTCCGTGGTCATTATTTTGCCCTTTTTGTTGGCTGTTGTGTTAGTGTGTCCTTGTTATCACAACGAAATAAGAAAAGCGAATTGATCTATGAATGTTCGAGAGTCACGTCCCCCCGGAACAGATGTTGCCGTCAGGAACCCCGGAGAAATAATCTATATCAAAGGCTCCGAATCTGTCGATGGTAGCATTCGCCTTCAAGTCATTGTGATGAATGGTGGTTTCATTACCGAAATACAAACCCGCACAGAAGGGATATGGCAACCAACGTCCTTCAAGACCGGCGCAGAATCTGTTCTGGTTGGAACGCTGGTTAGACTTAGCGCAGCGGGAAACCATCTAATTACCAACGACGGCTTTGGTCACGTTCATTTCAACGCGCGTTCCGAACTTGAAGATGGCGTGTCCACGTCATTGGCAACAATGATTAATGCAACAAGTTTTACCGAACGGGCTGTGTTCAGGTCAGACGAATCAAGCACCTTCACAGGAACACTTATCGAAAACTTGGTTATTGGAACAGCACTTCATCTGATAACAGGAAAGTTCTACTTCAAAACAGGGGCTACTGCCGCAAGCGAAGCCGTACGAGTTGAAGCATGGAAAGGGATAGACGATACTGGCTCGAAGATATTTGACCAACTCTACCCGCCGTCCGAGTTCCCCGCCAATACCGAGATAGGCTTAACGCTGGAAGGGTTTCTGGAGTTCTTTGTGGGTGACGACACGTTTACAAGAATAACCAGCGATGCGGATTTTTCCCTTAAAACAAACGCGGCGCTTGATGCTTGGTGGCTAGCCGTAGACTTCTCGGCAGTCAGCGACGACGACCTATTGCAAACAACCGAATGGGTAGATGGGAACACCTTCACCGAAGGCGATTGGTCAACGCAGGATCGCAAGGTTTACGTGTGCAACGTCACAGGTATTCAAACCGGCACGTTCAACGATAATCTGGACAAGTGGGACGTTTTAACCCCTAACCCACCCCTGCCAGAAATCACATCTTCTTTAACTCTGGAAATAGAACAGACGGAATCCCTAGATTATGAACTAACAGCGGATTTTGGTGTTGGCTTTGAGTGGGATGATTTGCCTTTAGGTGTTTTTGCACGAAACGGAAACGTAAGGAAGATTTTTGGAGGAGGGCTGCTACTTCCTGCCGTTTACGAATTGATCATGCGATCACGCAACATTACCGGAACCACAGAAGAAACCCTAACGCTGACAGTTACAGCCCTACCGTGGGAAGACGACTTTGCAGTTCAGTTCAATGTTCTTGACTACATGGACGCCTCGGCAGACACATCAAACCCCCTCTACAGGGCCGCAAACGGCACAGGCGCGAACGACGCATGGACAATAGCCTTCTGGTTTGAAGGTGGTTCAAGCAGCAACGGCGAGCAGACAGTTATATCCTTTGGCGGGTCAAGCCAGAGCGACGAGGGCCGAGTCCAAGTCTATTGGGATGGAAATAATGATCGCATGTTCCTGCAATACGGCACCAACAACGATTACCTTAGAATGAACACAGACGACAGCACCGTTCCTGACGGGACATACACGCATATTATAATGGCCTATGACGGAGGCGCGACTGACAACGAACAATACTCCAGCTTCAAAGTGTTTATTGATGGGGTCGGCGTTAGCTGGAAAGACGAGAACGAAAGCAACAAGGGGTTTGGTGGCGAGATTGTAGATGACTTCTTTAGAATGGGTCGGAACCTATCCGCTGGAAACTACCTGCAAGGAAGCACGCTACTTGATGAAGTGGCCCTATGGGATAGTGACCAATCGGCAAACGTAGCCGCTATTTATAATGGCGGTGTAACACACGACTTGCGGATTATGGCAAACCCACCAGAGCATTATTGGGCTATGGGAGATTTAACCGATGTATTCCCGATTATCTTTGACCATATAGGGTCTTTGAATATGACCATGACCAACATGGTTGCAGGGGATATTGTGGCAGATACGCCTTAACCCATTTCATCCATTGCAGCTTGGGCCGCGGTGGAATCACCAGCGATTAGGGCAAGGATTGCTGCGTCACGATTTGGGCGGGGCTTGCTGACACGTTGGGGCGCTGGTTTGTATGTATGGACCTTGCGCACGCGCTTCCCGTCCTCTGTGACCACCGTGGAGGCTATCATCTTGCCTTTGGGGGTGTCAGCCGCAGGATCTTCCTTAAACAAGCCGTGCGCGTTCAATTCGTCGTCAGACCAAAGCGCCTCACAGTTGCGGGGAAGCAATAAGCCGTTTACTCGAACCTTCGGGTTCCATTTCGTGAAACCTTCGCCAGATTTTAAATGTAAAGTCATAGCATACTCCTAAAATGTTAATTCCAAAACGCCGCTTGCTAGAGCGTTCGCAGACCCAAGATCGGCCATATCGTATGTTATGGCCGCTGGACTACTTGCATAATATTTCCGGGCCACCTTGGTTTCGCCACCTCCAAGGGATGTCTCCCCGTCGCTTGCGCCCGTGACATTCAAGGTGGCTACGCCGCCGCCATCATGTGCGCTTCCGACAACTAACTGTGGTGACAGGAATGTTGTGTTGTTCGTTACCTGCGCGGTAGGATCGCCGCTTGTGCCTTCGGCTTGACCGTTCTGCACAGTAATAGATTTCGCTGTAACGTCTGGTCTATAAACTATGGTGGCACCGTCATTAACCCCGCTGCTACCCGTAAGAGCCTCAACGGTTCCGGTTTCGGTTCCATCAGCTATTTTTGTGAACATGGCAACATCTGGTAGTGACGAAACATCGCTGGCAATCGGTGTCCATCCTGACGGTGAACCCACAGAGGGACTACCAGCCCCGCGATGGTAACCAATAATCACAAGAATGTCACCGGCCGCAATATCAAGCCCTGTCAGGTCTGGGTCTCCCGATACATAAGAACTATCCGCAACCGTTATTTCTGTCGCAGGGATACCCGTACCCATTCCAGCCCCTATTTGAAGCCCAACCAACATTATGAAATGTCCAGAACATTAGTTATGAGAATGCTTGTCGTGGATATAGCAGCCCAGAATAAAACATCGGTTGCCCCGCCTGTAGTGGTTAGTGTCAGACCTGTTCCGTTCGCGGTTTTGTAGTTTGAACCCAAAGCCAAAGTGTTTGTGCCCCCTCCATCTTGAATAACCTCAATGAAGCCCATCGCGCCCTCATTAACATTCGTGGGATTATCAAGCGTCCGATTACCCGCAAGTGTCACGGTCGCGTTCCAGCCTAAATCCGTATCAAAGGCGATATTCGCTTGATCAGTCAGGGTTTGCTTTACAGCGCCCAATATGATCGAGGCCATGTCTGGATATTTCTCGGAAGCCCATGCCGGAACTTCAGCAGGCGTGGTTTTCTCAACTATCCCTGCAACCGTTATTGTCGCGCCAACGATAATGTTCGATTTTTCACCAGGGTTAGTCCACTCGAAATCATCGTTCGTCGCATTATAGGCAACAATGATGACTTGATTATCTGCGAAATCTCCTGAAACCAGCGGGTCCGTGTTGTTTTTGACAATCGCTTTAGCGCCAACACCATCAATGTTTAGGGTTACAGCCCCCGAACTTACCGCAACGGTTTCGAATACATATTGCTGATTGCCAACATACGCTGAAATAGGGTCGCTGGTTACACCCGTAATCGTATCACCGCCAACAATGCTTGTGACAAACAGACTTGTGTTAGATGTGGATCCCGCAGAACCCGCGTCCAAATCTTGGAACTTCTGAACCGCGGCGCTGTCGTTGACCTGAATCGAGTATAGGCCGCTTACCCACACCTTATTGTCTGTGCGCCCAAATTCATCCAATGGCTGAGGGTTTGCAATCGGAACGGTTAAATCACGGTCAGAGTAAATAATTGTCGAAGGGGCTGTAGCAACAGGGTCAGCGCCGTTCGTGCCGATATACAAAGAACCCAATGAAATCGGGATTCCTGCATCATCTACATATTGTCCATGCTCTATTAAAACTGCTGTCATCGAGCTATCCTCCTAATAATTATTTCTCCGAAATGCACCACCGCGAACAACGCCCAAATAATAAGAATACCAGACAAGACAGAATGCCCGGCAAGAATATCCTTCATAACCAGATATACACAGAAAACGGCCGAAAACCAAAGATACTTTGTTATCATTCTTCATTATCCTCTCGGAAAGCGGCTACAGAGGAAATCACGCGCTTTAGCGCCCGCGCCTCCTCCGCACTATCTGGTTTCGCAACTGACATAGCCATTAAGGCGTTGCGGACCGCTCGGCTTTCAAAGGCGCGGGCCGCGCCACCTATCGAAGCGGCACCTACAAGGCCAGCACCAAACCCTCCAAGTGTATCCACAAGAACGCCAAACCCGACGGGTATCGCCAAAGACGCCCCTGTGGGAGGGTTTAGAGCAGCTTGTGGCGCTCTTTCCGTCAATTGTAAGGCTCTGGTTAATCCTTGAATCCTTTGCAATTGCTCTCTACCAAAAAGAACACCTGTTTGGTTTCCAAGTCGCTCTACCTCTTTTGCAAATTTCACTGGGCTTATATCATCACTAACAGATTTAACCATTGCTCGATGAAGAATAGCCGCTCGTGCGTTCGCTCGCCCTTTAGGAGAAAGGTTTCTGTAAAGTGTCATAACATCTGATCTCTTGGTGCTGAATAACAGCCTTTCAACTGTTTCAGGAGTGGCGTCCCCGCGACGAAGCGTAGCTTTAAGCGCTGTGTTGTCCAATTCCCCCACGAGTTCGGACAACCTAGCATTTGACAGCCTCCACCGGTTAAAGTCTCTCTGGCTACCGTTATCCTTGATAAAATCCCCTATATCTTCACGCAACGCTGGATATATCCTATTGAGAGATTGTTCCCCTATAGACCTAACCCCCGCCATGTCAGGTGTTTTGAAAGATTCCCCTAACTGCCTTCTAAGGATTTCTACATTATCTATTCCCTGATTTTGCAAAGCCCCACGCCAATCCTCAAGACGGCTAATAATCGGGGCGACCTCTCGTGAGTTCAATGCCGTAAGACGCGCGATTTCTTGGTCAATAGTTGTGGTTGATTTCGCCACAGGGACAACCCCTGCATCAGATACCGTAGCAAATACTTGCGCTTTCATGTCCGTATATTTATTTATCGCAGCGCCGCGCGTTTGTGATAGGTCTCCGACAATATTTTTCAATACACCGTCTGATAATTCGTCAGCATAATCTGCCCCGAAATCTTTCAGAGTATCACGTATTGCTGCAACACGCTCTAATTCTTGGCCAGCCCTGTTTCGGCCTGTCCCCACTATTGGTAGCTTCTCACCTATTCCCTGGAGCCACCTAGATGCAAACGTGTTTGGAGGGAATACGTCGCTAGTTAAAACACGTATTCCTTGATCCTCGGCACCTTTAACGGCGACTTGGGCCTGACTCGCGCCTGTTGGCCTAGGTCCGCCGCCTTTGGGTGTAAAGCCTGCACCCGCAACGCCACCCGCTAAAGATGAAAATACCTGCCCAACGGGACCAAGACCCGCCTCCGCAGCACCTTGGCCTGCTGCACCAGATCCACCACCACCGATAATCTGCGCTAAAGGTTGCGCTGCCATTTGCCTTGCTGTCTCAATAGCCGTGGGGCTTGTTACAGCGCGGCCTACGCCTCTAGCTATACCAACAGACCCACCGCCGCCGATAAGGGCCTGTGATGTCGCCTGAACAACGCGCTCAATCGCACCTTCTGGTTCAGGCACACCCATTCCCGTTAATAGGTTGGATATATTGTCTCGAAGCATTGGAAGTTTGTTCTCATCCTCAAGCGCGAGGTTTACCAATCCTGTGATTGGGTCGGAAGCAATGCCGAACAGCCCGCCAGCACCTTCAGCAACAGCGCGAGTGGTTAACCCTACTTGACGTATTAATTCAGCGCCTACGGACCGGGGTTCTTTCCCTCTGGCTTTCAACGCAGCCTGTGCCGCCGCATCTAAAGCCGATCCTTGCTTTGCAAGCAATGCCGCCTGCGCTGCGTTTTCAAGTTCTTCTTGGATGTTTAATTCAGCCATTATTGACTAGCCCCCAACATGAGTGCCCTAGCATCTTCGGAAAGAAAATTCCAAACCTCCTCCACAGATAGGCCGCTTCCTACCGCTGTGTCTATTAGGGATTGGTTACTTCTAACCGCATCAGGAATAACCCCCGCAGGAGGTGAAAGCGTTGCAACAGCGGGTGAAGGCGTTGCAGTAGGCTCACCAACGAAATCAACAATCACATCTTGTGGATCAATGCTCGCACGTTCAGCAATGCCTGTGAACTCCCGTTCTAGTAAACGTTGGTTGCTCAACTGTGAATCGAACAGACGACGGGCTGTTTCTACGAAATCCAACCTCTGATCTTCGGCAAGTCTCTCCCCCGAAAGAACCCGGTTGAAAGTGTTTCTAACCCTATCCGGTACACCCGCAGCGTTTGCCGCCGTTGCAAACTCGCTTTCACGAACAACACTGTTAGGATCAAGAATCTTCATGTAGTTGAATATCAGAGACAAATCACCAGCAGCCGATGGATCTTCAGCCGCAACCCTGATCTTATCGTCAGCGTTTCTCATTATCACAAAATCAGCCGATTGGCTGGTGAATTCCTTACGAATCCCGCCAATGTCTGATAAACTTGCTGGATCACCCGCTTCCTCTGCTGTTCGCAACTCGGCAAATGCCGCCGCTTGCGGGCTATCTGCGCCGAAGGTCTCTATAACCGATTGTTCATCTTGAATGACTTTACCCAAATCAGTGACAGCTTCGAAAGGCTGAGGAGTATCACGCTCCGCTACAGCTGCCTCGTTGGATAGGCGAGTTTCTTCTACGTTCAATTCCGCCTGTTCAAGTTCTACCGCCTCCATCGCGCTCAAGTCGCCGGAAGCTTGTGCTTCAAGCGCTCGGTTTTCAAGCACAAGTTTTTGGTTTTGAAGTGCGTCGCTTCTAGTAGCCAAATCAGCAGCAACGCCCGGATCGCTTGCGACTTCAGACTGCAATCGCGTCCGACGCGCCGCCGCTTGTTCTGGTGTAATGAAGCCACCCGCAAGATTGTGTTCGATCTGCGCCAAGCCTTTAGCCAATGGCCCTTGTGGACCAGCCGATGCCCTTGCACGAGCCGCCGCTGCCGCCCTTGCTTTGGCTTCCGCAGCCTGTCGCGCACGTTCTTGTGCAATCTGTTGGTCACGCCGACCAAGCAATGCAGTTCCGACCTGTGGGTTATCCGCAATCAAAGCCGCGAACGCATCAGTCGCCGAGGGTGGGGGTGGAGGCAATGAAGATATAACATCATTCCCAATTACCTGCATTCGCTGCAATTCTAAATCCAATGCGCCCTCATCCATATTGGCCAAGGCCACAAGCCGACTAAGATCACCTCCTTCAGCATGTATTCTACCTGCTTCTTTGGTCAAACGGCTTAACCGAGACGCATGATCTGGTAATTTCTGCAATTCTTGGGATAAAGCCAACCCTTGTTGCGTCTGTTCACGTAGTTGTCCCGCTGCTTCGGGGTTCTGGCGTGCCTGACCCACAGCTTGCGCTGTTTCAGGGGATAGCTGGCCTAAACGACCTAATGCCGCGTCATCGACAACCTGAGAGGATGGACCACCAAGGCCAAGAGCCGCTTGCAACTTGCTTTGAAGGTCGGCCTGATCATCTGCCGCCCGCCGCCTTACGTTAGCCGCTTCAAAACCAGCGCCCAAGGTCCGCCCGAAGTCTCCGACCAGTGCAGCGCCGCTTGTGCCTCTAAGTGTAGCCATTGTTAAGCCGCCTCCCGCGCAATCTTCTCATCAAGGTTCGATTGTAGTTTTCTCATTAAATTCTCGTAGTCAACAAACAGCCACCCGGCATATTCACCGACAAATTCAGGGTAACGCGCCTTCACATCCTGTGCCAAGAAGCCAATATTAGGACATCCCGCGATAATTGTGTCTTTGGTCTGCGGTATCCAGTCCCATTCGACTACCGCCAGCCCGTCAACATTAGCAACCTCAATAACGTTCTCTTTCAATCGTTCATCCGAGAAGAATATACCCGCTGCAAGGTTTGCGATATTCGAGCCGAATGCAGCACTCGTTTCCGCGTCAGTAACAATGCCCGAAGAAACCGCCTCGCCTTGGTTCCTGAATAGATCAGCAACACCACCCGCCGCGCCTAGACCAGTATTAGCCAAACCTTGTGACCTGCCCGTTAACATCTGTTCAAGTTGCAATGCGAGTTCTTGAGGTACAGCAGCAGCCGACTGAAGGCCCAAGCCGGAGCGTGTAAGCCCACCAGCGGCAAGTTGTCCCTGCACAGCGCGTTCACGCCCGCCTATGAGTGATCCAAATGTGTCAGAACTGAGAAGTTCGGCAATACGCTCATCCAAACCACCAACAGTTGCGCCCGCCGCCAGTCCGGGGAGTTGTGCCGCACCAGCTTCCGTAAACGGGCTTAGCTGGTCAATGCCGAGTTGAGTAAATTTGTTCTCCGCCGCTGCTGCGCGACTTCCTGCGTTTTTCTTGCCACCCATTATACATTCTCCATAATTCTGCCGTGGTTTCTGTGGTACCCGCATTCTATTTCCGCACCGGCGCGGGCTGCAACTGCGTCCTTTTTGTCTGAAAAATAACCCAAGCATTTATTCCTGCCACTAACACTTATGCGCGCGCGCCATTTGCTGAGCTGCTTGGACCAATTAACGCCCACAACACCGCTTGTGTTATCCTTGCGGACCGATGCATTTTTTTGGTTCTCCGTCTGGGTAACGTCCCGTAAATTAGAAATCCTGTTGTCTGTTTTGTCATGGTTTATGTGGTCAATCTGGTCCTTTGGCCACTCGCCGTTGGTAATGGCCCACGCAACACGATGTGCTAGGTACTGCCTAGTAAATATTGTCCCGGTGGCGTATCCTGCCACATTTGTAGCGGTGAACGCCAACTCCCCAGAATACTTTTTGTCCCATGATTTGAACGCGCCTTTAGTTTTGAACATACCAGCGCTTCTCCTGAACCAAAACAGTTTTCCCGTCTCTGGTTCGTAACGCAAAAGTGTGCGGAGCATTTCTGGGGTTAAGCTATTCATCAGATATGGCTGCCTTTTGGTAACTTTTCTTCTCGATACTATAGCACCGAAGATTATCATTATCAATTCCGGTGAACTCGCCACCGATATTTTGTGCCATGACTCTAGCGTGTTGGTACGTTTCTGGAATACGGCCAAGCAATTTCTCGCAATCCGTGTTCGTAAACATCCATTCAAACGCATTCCGATAAGCCTCACCAGCCCTTGCGCCTCGGCACTCAGGCCCTAACGCTACATGCATTAACATCCCCGGCTCGTCCGTAGGATGGAATACTATAGCGCCTATATCCTCGCCGTTCTCCATTTCAACGAGATAATAAACCTCGTCGGACACAACCAAATCCCACTTGGGGGCAAGTCCTTTGATGCGTCGGTAATCTTTGGTTCGTTCGATCATGCTAACTTAACTATCGACAGTTGCGATTGCCCCGTTTCTGTTGATGTATCTGTTGTTCCAGACTGCGTAATTCTCAAGGTGATAACGCCGGACGCCCCTATTGAACATACAAACGACGCGCTTACGCCCTGACCGCCAGAAGTCTCTCGTGCGTAATCTTGCGAACGCGATTGATTTATTAAGATGCTGTCAAGGTCAACGGACCCTTGCATAGCGGCCCTAGTGCCTCCGGTTGACCCATCGTCAGCTATCGGTATGGAATAGCAAATCAAATACGTGCCTGCATCTGTTACCGTTATGTCATTGCTAGACAGACTGAAATTAGCGTTAGCCACGTCTGTTGTATCTAGCCCAATGTCTGCTTCTGTGCCGGTGATATCAGTGCTGCCGGACTCCCTAAAACAAGCAGCCGCTAATCCACCACCACCGCCCAAATCGGCAATGCTTTGTGCGGTGACTGTTTTTATATTGTCGCTGTCAGAGTCGTCTTGGATCACAACCTTATCAGTGCCGGATACAGTAACCGCCGTAAGAGTTGCACCATCAAGGGCATCAGTAACATTGTCTTCATCGGTAACGTCCGCCCCGGTCTCAACACCTGCTAGCTTGGTTTCTTCTGCCGTTGTGTATGAGGCGGTTGTGTTGTCGAGAACAGTGGCGTGAGCCTGTACGTCAACTCCAATTTCCAAACCTAAGTTCGCGCGTGATGTAGGGACACTATCAACATCTGACAGGTTGTTTGAAGATAGCATGTCACCGCCGCCAGCCGGAGTAGTATTGGCCGCAAGTTCCAAATCATCCATGAATATTTGCATACGAGAAGAAGCCTTACCTTCTTCAACAATTGTCTCTCCGTAGTCCGGTTTGCTGGTTAAATCTGCCATTATCTAAAGTTCGCATACATTTTATCAACCGCGAAGTTGACGTTCTGAGTTGTCCTGATGCGAATACCCATGAACCCGTCGTACATTCCAAGCCCACCTGGTTCGTTCCATTCCAGCTTCTGGTTGTATTCCCCGATAGCCCCGACTTCCCGAAACACACCGTTGCCGTAAAGCACATTATCACGGCTCATAAATATGCCGATTGTACCACCGCCGGATGTAAAGCCTTGACTGATGGTCATGCCGATATTCGCGCATGTAAAGAAGTCGCTATCCTCTTGACCGAACCCAACATCAATAATCTTGGAAATAGCCACACCATAATCCGTGTTAACCAACGCCATTTTCCCGATGTTGCCCTCTGAGGCTGTGAAGTACTCGCCTTGGAATTGGTTGATAAACCCACCCTTCCAAATGGTTGATTCCCCGTTAACAATCGTATCCAAGAAAAACCACTGGCCATTGAAGTAACCGAACGAGTCACTGCCAAGCGTAAACGCGATAATATCATACCCTAACCAGTTAAACCGCTGGCCAATTGCAACCTTCAGTTCATCTTCGCTGTATTCGGTCAGGATAATATCAATCGTTTCGTTCGAAATCTTCGGTGCAGTACCTTGCCCGATAGCAAATATACCAAAGCCTTGATCTTTCAACCGGCCAATAAAGAAGTACGTTCCATTCCCCTCGATCAATCCGCCGATGTAACCAGCGGAAATCCGCGCCCCGTTAATGCGGGTGAATGGATTAGGTGTTGCACCTGTATCTCGGAACAGCTCGAAGCTGTCAGTTCCACCGATATAAAGCGTGTTGTTCAGGTTGAATGTTACTTCGTTTTCATCTGGCAGTTCTTCGGCATCGAAGAAGCTTGATGATTGAACAGTACCAGCCGCGCCAACATCCGAGAAGAAAGCCGGATCGCCACTTGTCGGGATGTAAATGAACCGCCCGTCAATGTGCGTGACAGAATCACTTGGAACGAAATTCGCATTGCCAGAAATCAAAACCACAACATCTGACTTGTCGAGCGTGTAGATAGCCCCACCCGGAACCAGAATGACCGCGGTATTAAACCCGATCGCGGTAACAATATTCGCATTGCCTGAAATGGCTGTTCCGTTTGTGGTGAACGCGCCGGTGTCTGTGTTGGTTATCTTAATCAGGCTGTTGCTCACCACCTGATAGATGCTGTTGTTCCAGACGAACTGGCCACGCGCTACCTTGCCTGTGGTGTTTAAACCAGTAATGCCGGGACGCGATATAAGCGCACCCTGCCCGTTGTTGAATAGGTTTGTCAGTGATCGGCGCGTTTGGGGTAGCCTCTCACTGCCTGCAATTCCGTCTGGAAGTGGTATCTGAGGCACGTTATTAATTCCCTATAGTATCGCCTTCATTGAAGTATGGATCATCGTGGCGTGTTCTGAAGCGGCTATTGCCCTGACCTTTTGGTAGGGTAGACGATACAACCTTTTCAGGAATAGTGAAAGTCCCGTACAATGAGGTTATCTGTGCAAGACCGCGCCGCGCATTCGCTCGCAAGTCCTGAGATACAATCTGCTTACCATTGTCGAAATCAGGAGCAAGCCGCAATGATAGGTTGTCAATGATAGCGTCGCGACAGTCTGACTTCTCGTTCAGTTCATCGCCGATAACGCTAAGAGGTGTGGCCCCTGTCTGGATGCCCTTGGAACTCCACAGCGAAATCATGCCGTTTAGTTTGTCAAAGCCTGTGTCCAAAGCATCGGGCGATGGAGGCGATACGGCAGAGGATGCACCAATTTGTTGCAACGCGCGTTTAACAATATCTGTTCCAGTAGACATGATTAATCTTTCTTAGCAGCCTTCGGTTTCTTTGCAGCGGCCTTACGCTTCCACCCAAGGGCCTCGCAATACGCAACAGTTTTTTCGCTGTCGTTGGTCTCTATTTCAAGACCGCTCGGCTTAACCCATTTAATCAAATTCGCCATGATGTTTCTCCGTTGCTAATAAAAAGGGCGGTACACGTTTCAGTATATCCGCCCTAGTGTATTATTTCAAGCTATCCGAAGCTATCAACCAAATCCCTGCCCAGCGAAGAACGGATTAAGCGCAGCGTATGAGGGACGCAAATCGAAGCGAACCTGTTGGCTGTTCTTGGTAAAGTCCGAACCTTTGGATACCCGCAATTGCAAGCCATCCTCAGTTGTACCCACCGTATCCGTGCTGTGAAGCTTCTTGATCGGTACAGAGCCAATCGAGAATGCTTGCTTGTGCCAGAATAGGTTAGGCTGGAACAGTGTCGCGTCAGCGTTCAGAATGGTGATCACGTCTGATACGGCAATCGCTTGCTCAGTGGTGTTGTAAGCACCAGTTGCCTCGAAGATACCCGGACCAGATACAACCAACGTACCTGCACCAGTTGTGAACGAAGCATCAGCCGTAACAACCGCTGTGAACAGACGGTTCGCGCCCGTATCATCAATGACCGGCTTGCGTGTTGACATGTTCAAACGATTAACGCCTGTGATCTGAACCACAGTACCCGCAGGGATTGTCCCTGTGAACGTGCCAATACCAGTTACACCGATAGCCTGTGTCATGGTGTCTTTCGCTGTCACGTAGGTAACATCAACAGAACCAACAACACCGGCAGTATCGCCTGTGGTCGGGGTTGTGAAGCTAGCCAATGTGGTAGCAGTCATGACGCTTGAGAAACCAGCGAAATTCTCTGTGATACTCGCACGACGGTGCGCTTCAGAGATCAACGAACCGGCAGAACCACCTGCACCCAACGAACGCTGGTCACTTGCCA